TTAAATTCTTTGCAGTAACCTTTCAAATAAATCAAACCACCAGCCAGTTATAGCAAGACTTGGAAATAATGAAGCAAGAACACACATAAAAAGAGAAACTATAATTATTATTGCTACTACCTTTGAATAAACATCTATTTTTTTGACTTCTATATCTTGTTCCTTTTCAGCATTTTTACTTCTTTTAAAAACAATGTCTAAAATTTTACTCCCAAACTTTATCAATCCCTCTACCATTTGTATCTCCTTTAATAGTTTTTTTCTATATTGTTATATCTTCTGATCACATCAGTTGGATGTTCTATTCCCCATTTAGTTTCAAGTTTAAACTTCAAAATATTTTCGGAAGTTGCGATTTTTAAAGTTTTTAAATATTTGTGCATTTTCCCATTTATTGCAAGATTAAACTGATTATGATAATCAACTAAATGAATAAATACTTTCTCATTCATTTCTGGAAGTCCCTCAAGTCTAACAACATGATTTATCATAGATTTTATATGCTGTAAATCAAGTTCATCAATTTCTTTTTTATGCTCTGATAGCTTTCCATTTAGGTCTAAAACATCTTTGTCAAGCTGTAGTAATCTATTTATATCACTATCACTAAAATCACATTTTTCTTGTAAAAATTTTTTAGCACTATCATTATTTTTAACATCAAACTGACTTCTTCCAAAACTATACCCACTTCTTCCACCTGCATATGAAAATTTATATATAAAATTCTGATTATTAGATATTTCATTTAATGCAATAATTTTCATGATCTTCTTCACATCTATATTTTTTATTATTTCTTTTATATTCATAATTTCCCCTTTCTCTTTATATTTTAAAAAGTTTCTATTTTATTTTCTAAATTATTAATTTCTATTTCTAAATTATTCATTTTTACTACAATGAAACTAATTTCATCTGTAGAAGTAAACTTGCTTGCTTCTAACATATTTTTATTTTCAACTAATTTTTGATATTCAAGTATCTTATTGGCTCTAACTTCTACAATTTCTTCTTTTGTCATAGTTTCATACCATATATGATTTTCTTTATCCCATGCTTTCCTTAAAATGCTTTCTGGGCATTCTACAATCAAAATTTCTCCATTTTTAATATATTCTCCATCTTGTAATAGTTCAGACATATTTAAATTTAATATTTTTTCTTCTCTTGTCATTTCCCTTATTTGTCCTTCTTCGATAACTGGATGTTCATATTTTTGCTCTGATGCATAATATGAGTTTTTCCAATCAGGAAAATATTTTTTAGGTTTTGTTTTAAACTCCTCAAAATTGTAATTTAAAGTTAAAATATAATTTAAATTATTATCATAAATGTGTGTCATTTTTCCTCCTTGAATTTAAAAAAATTTAATCATCTGGTTATTTTTTTATCTTTTTCTTTTTTATATATTTCCTCTAATTTCCAAATCTATGTAGAATTTCGGAAGTTGCGAAAAATAAGAAGCTAATAAAATTAACTCTTTTCAGTAGGTGGTTATGAATAGGGGATAGACAAAATTCCCTTTTCCCTCTTTAAAGATAAAAGTGTGAATGCCTTGAAAATACTAGCTTTTTAATTTCTAAGAAAATCAAATTTTCTGTTAGATTTGGAAATCTCTGTATTATTACATCTGTTTTTAAAGCCCTATACTATTTCTGATTCTTTCCATCATAGCTCTTGAATTTGTATATGATAATGCTTGTGTATAGTGCTTTTTAGTAGTTTTAGATGATTCATGGTTAAGTAGCAAGGCTGCTTCCTCTAAATAACCTTGTTTTGCCATCAAGTTACCAAGAGTTTTCCTCATGCAATGTGGATATAGTCCTTCTATCCCTATTAATTGCCCCATTTTTTTAAACCTTGCTCTAATTGTTTCTTTGCTCATATGATTTACTTTTTTATTATATTTAGTTAAAAATATATACCCTTCTACATCTCCTTGTTCCTCCCTTTCTTTTTTTAAGAGTTTTAACAATTCTTTTGACTTTTGAAAGAAGAAAGCTGCTACTATTTTAGTTTCTTTTTCTCTTACTTCTGTGAAATAACCTTGCTCCCAATCAATACTAGAAAATTTTAAATTCCAAATGGCTGAAATTCGGCATCCACTATCTATAAATAAGTTCCAAAGCAACTTGTCTTGGATATCAAATCTTTTATCCATATTCATTTTTATATTGACTGTTATAATATCTTCTAATGTTAAAAAATATTCTTCTCTTCTTTTATCTAACTGTGTAACTTTTAACCTATCTAGTTTATCTTGAAAAGGATGATATTTTATTAAATTTCTTTTATTCGCCCAAATGTAAAAACTTGAAATAGCTGTTATCTTATTATTTATAGTTCTATTATTATTCCCAAGTCTCCTACAATAATTTATAAACCTCTCTAATATCTCAATACAATGTTTTATTGTATCATCTGATATAAGTAACCTATTCCCTTCATAACGCTTCAAATAAACAAGATACAACCTCATATTTGATAAATAAGTTCTATATGTTGTATTCATTGTCTCATAGCTCTTTGTAGAGCAGCTATAAAGATATGATAAATATATCTCAGCATTTTTAGCATTAATTGCCTCTCCTGTCATAAATTGTTTTTCTAATACTTGTAAATCATTCATTTTTGCCTCCCATATAATTTAGATGATTTCTATATTATACAGGATGTCTTACAGTAGAGAATCAATTCCAAGCATAGATTTTATGAATTTTATTATTGTTAAGAACTGCATTGTTAGTAGATCTGTTTTCTTCAATGTTGATTTGTGTTCCATTAATAAATTTAACATACAGGTGTTCAAATGTTACATTAACTCCATTTTCAGCAATAGCTGTGTTAGCAAAAGATAAACCAGAATTATAGTGACTCTTTAAAAAATCAGTATTAAATACTGCTGAACCTACGGATATTAACCTAGTTGGATCACCCCCAAAAGCATATACTATATTTATAAATTTATACTTCTCAATTGAATCATCAAGAGTAAAAATTCCTGTTTCTGTTGTTTGCTTATTATTAAAAATTAATTTAATTTTACTCAAATTCTCTAAATGAATTATTTCCAAAATCCTTTTAACCAAATATGACAAGTAGAGATAAAAGAAGAGTTACTAGAATAGACTCTAACATCAATTTTATTTTCAAATATAGATAAATCATATGCTCTAAACCCATCTGTACCAGCATGGGTATCTACAATACTCCCTACTACTGTTTCTTTATTTATAAAAGGAATTGGAAGGTCAATATGGACAACATTTACATTTGTTTGTATCCTTACTTTTTTTAAAAGCTCAAGAAGTCCATTAGAATTTTTTAGGACTACCCAGCCATCAATTATCAAGAATTCTGTTAAATTCTCTACTTAATAGCCTAAAGCAATGTAATATATACTCGATATCCCTTGTGATTGTATTGCAGTCTGCTTAATAGTAAATCCTGTTAAATCATTATCTTTTAAAACCTTATACTGCCTATAACTATTATCAGAAATATCACTATATATTTGAGTTAATAAGACTATTATTTTTTCTTTTTTAAAAGGGCAATCAAAAATAATTTTAGAGTTTGTATTAATGTCAGTTATAAATCCAGCTTTAAAAGTAAATAGATTCTCTAGTTAGAATAAAGCTATAATATTAGTTATTAAAAAAATACTTACTGTAGCACTATTAGACTTAGTTATAATCCAATTTTTAAAGCTAATATGATTATAACCTTGTCCTCCAGCAGTAGAAGCATTATAAAATCCATATTGACATACTCTTTCTTTATTATTATTTTGTATTAAGTATGTAGATGTTCCATCAAATAATGCGGTTTTCACAGTATAAACATTTACTAAAAAATATGTATAACATCTAAAATTTTCTGGGATAGTAAAAGATGAAATACCTTCTCCATCATAGAGAACTTTAAACAAATTCTCTAATTTGTCAGAATTAGCTTTATTTGAAATATTTTTAAAAAGTGATGAATTATTAACCATTGTTTCTGTTTGCTCAATGCATTCAAAAATACCTTCAGTCAATCTATCTAAATAATAATAGCCTGTTTTTTTTACTCCTGAATCATTTAAGTATAAAAGGTTTTCATCAAACTTTAATCCACCATTTCCCTGCAAAGCTTTATATATTTTTTCTCCAGAATTCAAACTTGTAGGAAGTGTTCCACTTGCTAGGTTAGAATTTATTGAAGTTCTTAATTCATTAATTGTAGCATTGTACCCACTTTCAAAGTCTGCAATACTATCATCTACATATTTCTTATCTGCAAGTAATCCTTGCCCTGTAAAATTTATAATAATTGTTTCTACATTTGTAACCTCTAAAAATAAATTATACCTATGTTTAGATGGAACATTCTTATCATCTAAGTAAGATGGGTTGTCCTTATTTATATACCAGTATAATTTTTCTTCTGCTCCATCTTGTACATATACTCCTAGTTCCTTAACATAAAATCCTATTTCTTGATCTAAATTATTTAAAAGAATTTGAAGCTTTACTGCATTCTCTACTTGTTCTTTTGCTAATATTTCTACCTCTTTTTTATAAGAGTAAAGATTTGTAGTAGTTGCCCCTGTTTGACTAGCAGGAATACTTCCATTCCCTACCCTTACCTTTGTTAGTGTCACTGGTTTATTTTCAGCTGTCATTCTAGCTTGATATTCTATTCCAAAATTTGTTAATCCATTATATCCCATGTTCTTCTTCTACCTCCATCCAAATACCTTCCTTATAATTACCTCTTAATATTATTTCTTTTTCTTTTTCTATAAAATCCTGTTCTATTTCTTCTGTACCATAACAATTTTGATAAATATTCGCCTTTAATTGCTCAGTAAAAGTTAAATCAAACCATAAATGTGCTGGTTTAGCCTCATCCAGAGAATTTTTCAAACCTTTTAAATCATAATCAGCATTTATTGTACTTAAAAATTCTACTTCTAAATTTCCATCTATAAATTTTATTTCTACAGTATCAGCTTGCCATGTTTCTGCTATAATCTGCAACAGTTCAAGATCACATTTTCCAGAAGTTTTCCACCTTGCTTCTATTTCTAATCTTTTTCCCTCTAAGGTATCGCTTTTAGTCTTATAGTCTAATTCTTTCTCTAATTTTTTTACTCTTTCATGTGACATTGTTGAAAAAAGAAATTCTTTTTCTATTAACCTTATTTTATTTTCAATTTTATCTAATTGAAGCCCAGCATTTTGCATATTTGCTTTAATATATTCATCTTTTCTAAATATTTTATGTAAATTATTTAAAAGAATTTGGCTATTATTCATTTAAAATCACATCCTCTAATACTGCTACTTCCTCTTCTCCTATTAGTATATTATTGACTTCATTATTTATTTTTAGTTCACTCCATTCTATTACTCCTGAGGTTTCCAATATAGCATTTGATATTAAAGCATATGAAACATAATCTTTCTTAAATGCAATGCTTTGTAAAAATTCAATTACACTTTGCTTTATCCTTTCTTTTAAAATATCCAGCTCTATTCCTTCTTCTTTTTTTAATGTAATTGAAATATTTATTTTTTTAGGTGTTGCAGTTTTTACAGTACAGTATGCACCTATTGGAGCTTCTCCCATACCACAACCCCATGTATCATTATTTTCACCTTTAGGATCTATATAATTTTGAACTTTTTCTACCAATTCAATGCTAGCAGGTTGCTGCATATCATTTATTATTACTACTTTGACTGTATTTTTACCATTCCAAAGAGGAAAAACTTTAGAATTTCCAACTCCTGATATCTCTCTTGCCCATTGCATATAATGGTATACATTCCCACTTGTAGCAGGCATTTGTACTTTTATGTCATATCTATCTAGTAATGATTCATCAGTTTCTGCATCAAAACCATCATATGTTGCTTTTTCATTTATCACAGATTTTATACCTTGAATTGTAACAGGCATTAAAATAATTGCCTTAGCTCCTACATTTCCAGTTTCTCCTGCTTTTACTGCTTCAATTTTTACATTTCCAATATTGATTATTTCTACTGTTTCAGCTGCTTTAAATTGAACAGCATTTTTAGTTTCAAAGAGATCTCCTTTTGTAATTGTTCCTGTTCCTGTTACAGTAACCTTTCCTACTGCATATGTTGCTTCTTTTCTTTTTAATCCTTGTAATTGAAGGACTCTTTTATCTAATTCACTATTTTTCAATCTATGAATATCAAAGAAATTCCAAAGTTCTTCTATTCTTTTATCATATTCAGCTCCTTGTAAGGCATATGTCTTATTCAAATCATATGTAAAAGTTCCAACTGTTTTTAAATATTCATCTGGCATACTTTTTAACATTTCTTCTAATATTTGATCTGATGTTCTAGCAGTATAATAATTAGACATTTATTTTCACCTCACTTTCAATCTCTTCTTCATCTACAATCAGCATTATTGTAATAACCATTTCATTAAAATTTATTTCTATTTCTATATCCTCAACTTTTTGAATAGAGCTATTTTTCTCTATTTTTTCTGTCAATTCATCTTTTATCTGTGCTATTGTAAAGCCTGAACTATAATATTCATGCCCTCGCATAGCATATAAAAAGATTATTCCAAATTCAGTTTTTTTATAAACATTATATTTTTCCATTTCTGTATTAATTAAAAGATAAATCCATTGTTGTAACTGCTGTTTTTTACTTGCAACTATTGTATTTCCATCTTTAACTATTACTTTTTTACTTTCAAAGTCAAATAATATATCTTTATATCCCTCTATTTTACTTTTATCATCTAATAAACCAGAAGTTTTATTATTTTTTAAACTACTAGGGAAAATACTCATTATTTTTTCTCCTTTATCTTCCTTACTTTAAAATCAACAATCCACATCTGCCCTTTTTCTGTAGGAGTAACCTTTACTAAATCCCCTACTACAAGTGTATCTGTATTTATAAAAGTTCCATTTGACTTATATTCTCCAGAGCCTGAAATAGTTCCATGTTGATTTGTTGCTCCTGAGCCACAGGGTTGATTTGAAGTTGTTGCATTAATTGTTATACTTTCTATATTTCCATCAAGTTTATATTTTCTTGTATAATCATCAAAAAGTCTGTCATTCATGTATAACATGTGAGGATATAAAATTACTTTTCCATTCATAATTGATATAGTTAGTCCTGGAGGAGCTTTTATTACTCTTCCAACACAAACTTGAAATTGTTTTGGTGGTACAAAGCCTTTCATAATTTTTGCTAATTCATCGCTATTCTTCATATAATTCCACCTCTAAATTAACCAAATGTTCTCCTTTTACCCAAGTATGAGAACAATTTTTTATTAAATATTCTCCTTGTAGAAAAAATTCTTGATTATTTAATTCTATAACTCTTCCTGCTTTGAATTCATCATCTCCAAATCCTTGCAAAGCTGCAGTTCTAAACACTTTATTAAGCTCTTTTAATTTAGTTTTCGCAATGTTCCGAACTTTAGCTTCATCTTCATCAGGGTTAACTGTTATAACTTCTTGTAAGCTTCCATATCGTTCTATATTAGCTTCGTCTTTTGCTACTGCTAATATTTCAATTTCTTCTTGTTCATTTGAAGTTACTATAATGCTGTTTTTCATTTCTAATATTGATTCTGTTAAACTCTCAGAGCTAGTACTTTTATATCTAAATTGAACATTCACTTTTCTAAAAGGAACTATATTAAATTTATCCTCTGCAAATTCAATGATATATTTTATTCCTAGCTCATCATTTGCCTGTTTTAAAATATCATTTATAATTTCAGCAATAGTATTTGAGTTATATATTTTGGTAATAGAAGTTGAAATAGTAGAAATTTCCCCAATATCTGCCCCTATTTCTTTCAATACTTGTTTTATTGCTGTTGAGGCAGATATTTCATCAAATTGCTTTACTACTTTATTTTTATTTAAATAGAAGCAAAAATCTAAGCATTTAATATTTTTATTAAATTTATTTGTAGTAATTTCTAATATAACTCCTTTAAATAACTCTTTTGAATTATTCAATATTACTATGTCTCCTACTTCCAGTGTTTCTGCTAGAGCATAATTAGGATCATTGAAATTTCTTGCTATATTAAAATTTAATGATGCTCCCAAAGTATCCATAGAAGTATTTAAAACTATTCCTCCAGTTATATCAGTAATATTCACAGCATCTTCTTTAATCAAATATAGTTCCATTCTTTTCTCCTTATTTATCTATATATTCTTCTAAAGTCATTTCATATGCTATATTTCTATTTACTCTTCTTTTATAATCAAAATCTTTTATTATACATTCCATTACAAAAGTAATTTCAAAACTAACAATAGTTACTTTCAATACTTCTTTTCTATGTGTTTTTATGTATTTTAAAGCTTCTTGGGCTAAAACCACATTGAATGGCAACCAATAATATCTTTTATATGGAAAAAAACTACTTATTTTTACAGTTCTTAATCCTTCTTCTCCTATCAAAGTAAGATTTTTTCCTTTACTATTCTCAAAGGTTTCTGTAATTAAAGGATTTGAATAAGTTACATTTTCATCTGCTATATATGGAAGTCTAAGTATATCTTTTCTATCAAGTGTAGAAAGCCAAATTTCAGTACTTTTCCCTACCAAAGCCACCATTTCCTTTTTTGATTTTTTATTTTTTTATCATCTTCTGAAAGTTTAGCATTTAATAAAAATGTAATTTCTTGCTTATCAGCTTCAAGATTTTCTATGTAATTTTTTAATTCTTGATTTTCTTCTCTTAAATTTTTTATAATATTTTCTTTTAAACTTTTGACATTTCTTTTATTAGCATAGCTTTCAGTTATCTCTACAAGTGCCTTTCTACAATCTTCAATAGAATTTAATTTTTTAAATTGTATTTCAATTCCTAACCTTTTTTTCAACTCATTTACTTCAATTCTTAATATATCTCTTCTATCCATATTTTTCCTCCTATGTAACATTTTGCATATTCACTTTTAAAGCACTTACTATTGCTCCATTTACTTTCTCGTTAAAATCGTCCATTCCATAGATATCTCCTTGCATATACACCTGAACAGCTGGTGTTTTATTTGCTGTTGCAGTTGGAACTTTACTTGATGCTTCTTTTATAGCTTTTGCTTTATTAAAATTCATGCTTTTGCCTTCAAATTGTTTTTTAAAAGTTTTAGATTGACTAGGTATTTCGGAAGTTGCGATTTTTTGTGTTACATCTTTTTTAGCTTTTTCTTTTACTTCTTCTTCCACTTGCTGTTTTACTTCAACAGTTTTTTGAACATCTTCATCTTTTGAAAGTTTGCTAATCCATTTCCAAGCTTTTGCTCCTATTTCTATTAACTTTCCAAATGCTTTTATTAACATAAATATTGGCTTTAATGGCAAAAGAAGTATTTCAGCCCAAAGTGGCATATTATCAGTGAATTCATTAAAAGCATTCCAACATTTTATTATAAAAGCTTTTACTAAATCAAAATGAAATGTAAGAAGATATAAAACTCCAATAACAGCAAGAACTGCTGCAAGAATCCATGTTAGTGGAGAAGCTGCAAGAATTATATTTATTGCTGATACTATTCCAGATAAAATCATCAAGGCTTTTACAACTACATATATACCTGCTGCCGCTCTTAAGAAACTGCCTATGACCTCTTTATTTTCTTTTAAGAAGTTATAAACTTCTCCTCCGAGCTTAATTATTTTATTAAAAGCAATTGTAAAATCTTGTGCTATTTTATCTATTGTTCCATCTTTTTGCCATTTATTTAAAGTTTCTGCTACTAATTGTAATTTAGTCTTTAATAAATCTAAAACAGATCCTGTTTTAATTACACCTAGTTCCATTCCCATTATTTGAGCTAAGCTTTGAGAAATCGCTCCAGTTACTGTACTCCAAATTCCTTTTATATTTTTTGAAAGTTTATCAGCACCACCATCAAATTTACTTGTCATAACTTCTTCCAAAACTATTTCAAGTTTCTCCTGATCCTTTACTTCTCCATTCTTTTTAAATACCTTATTTTTACCATATTTCAATTGAGCTGCTTCAATCAACATTTTTTTTGAAATTCCAAATTCTTCCATTCTTTGAAATTCATTTTTGGAAAGAATATCTTTTACAGCTTCAGTTGCTTGATCTATTCCTTTATTTGCTGCTCCAGCAGCATCTGCTACTTTACTCAACCATTTTTCAGAATCTATCTTATATGTTTCTAAAGTTGCTGTTGCTTGAATTACTTCTTCTGGAGTAAAAGGAGTTACTACAGATAAATCTTGTGCTTTTTTCATTAATTCACTTGTTCTTTCAGCATCTTTTACAGCAGTTTCAAGTTGAGTTCGAGATGCTTCAAGATTAAATGATGTATTTAACCCCACCCCTATTGCTAGACTTGCTATTGCTACTGTAAATTGAGCTGCTCTTTTTATGACTGAGTCTATTGTTGATATAAAACTTTTACCCCATTCTTTTATTTTTGCTCTACTTTCTTTTATTTTTTCAGTATTTTCACTTATTCCCTTACTTAATTCAGATATTTGTTTCCGCTTTTCTCTGGCAGCATCTGAAGTTTCTTTCATTGCCTTTTTTTGTTTTTCCTCTTCTTGTTTTAAAGCTTTTATTTTATCACTGTTTTCTATTAAGTTTTCAGCCATTCCCTTTAAATTTTGACTTTGTTCCTTTATAGCTGCAACATTATCCTTTCTCTGCTGTTTTAAAGCTTGTAATTCCTTTTGAGCCATTTTATATTGCTCTGAGTTAGCTCCATACTGCTTTGCTAAATCAAGTAATTCATTCTGATGATCTTTGATTGATTTTTCAATTTCTATATTAGCTTCTTTAAAATTCTGTATACCTACAACAGCTTCTTTATATGCAGTATTATTTTCTAAAACTATTTTTTTAGCTTCTTCCATTTGTGCAGCTATTTGCTTTATATTTTCTTTTGCAGCATCAACAGCCAAATCATGTTCTTTTATCTGGTCTTTTAATGCTGCTATTTGCTTTTTAGCAGTGTTAACGGAGTTTATTGCAGGCTGAATACTCTTTGAAATATTATCAGTAATTGATAATATTGTATTTATTACTTTTGCCATTACTCCCCTCCAAACATTTTTCCTATTGCTTTTATTTTTTCAACATCATAATTCACTTGCTGTCTTTTCATTTCATTCATACTTTCAATAAAAAACATTTTCTCTATTTCACTAAGATTTAACAAATATTCTAATTTAAATCCTTTTTGGAGATAATAAGAGATCCATTGTAACTCTCCTACTCTCTCATCATCTCCTATTAGTTTTTTACAGCTTCAGTAACCTCTTTTCTAGTTTCTATCCCTTTAAATTGATTATTTAGTTCAGAAGCTATTTTTATAACTTCATTTTGTCCAAAAATAACAAGAGGTATATCATAAAACTCTGTATCAGAATACATATCCCTTACTTCTTTTTCTCTTAAAAAAGAACAACATTTATATATAAATTCACTTGAAACAGCAGCATATTTAGAAAAATCAAAAGATTCAATATCAATGCCTTTTTCTCTTTCTTCTTCATTATTTATTCCTTTGTACTCAACATCAATACATGATGCCAAATCATTATTAAACTTTATTAAATCTGACTCTTTAGGTCTGATAAATTCTATCTCCCCAAATTCTTCAACTTCAAGATGAACTATTTTTATTTTATTATCTTCTTTTTCTCTTGCTTTTTTTATAAATTCTTGTAATGTCATATTATCCTCCTAAAATTGAGGGGATTTTACCCCTCATTATTATTTCATATATTCTACAGTTTCAGCTTGTCCTGCTAATTCAACCTCTTTTACTTTTCCTTTTTCAAAATTTATAAATGTTTGAGTATCAAAAGTTACTCCATCACATTTCACTCTACTTTTTTTAGAACCTGCTATATTAGAATCAGAAAGAATTACTGTTATATCATCATTTAAATTAAACATATCTATTTCTTCTTCTTTTCCAGTACTTTTGTATGTTATGCTTATTTCATTTGTAAAACCAGTTGGAACTCTTATTTTTCCACCTGAAACATCAGGATTATCTACTTCTTCATAAGTGATTTTTTTTTCAACTTTTCCTTTTGAAGCAGTTCCTATTTTAGTTCCCCCTATCCACACTTCACCTTTATTACCATTAAAATAATCAGTTCTTTTTGATGTTGCCATTTATTAGTCCTCCTTACATATAAATAGGGAATTTAAAATCTTCCATAATTCCAGAAATCTTTATATTTGCTTGAAATAATACCTGTGTTGATACTGTCATTTCTTTGACTTTTTCATCACTCCACTCTGCCACTACATCTTCACCATATTTTGAAGCATTTGCAAGCCTTTGAGCTTCAATATCAATCATACTAATATTTTCAAAATTAGGATCTAAAATATAATCTCTTGCAAGTGATTTATAGTAACTATTTATAGCTGATATTAAAAGCATCTGATTATCCAATATATTAGGATATTTACCTTTATATGATTTATCCCATGCTGTATAAATATCGCAATAAATCAAATCCATCTTTTCAACAGTATTAATATGTGTCATTTCAACTGTTAGATCTTGACCTAATGTTGATAAAGAATTTACTGCTCTAGCAACTTTTACAATTCCTTCATCATTAAAAAGTACAAATTCTCCATTTTTAATTGCTGTATCCAATTCCTCTGGCTCTACCACGCTTTTGAATTTAGCTAGTTCAAAAGCTATTGCAGACATATTTATTGATATTCCAGCAAGAAAGCCTAAAAGATATGGAATAGCCTTATCTCCTGTTGTTTCTCCTCTTTTATCACTAAAAGTTACTTTTTCATTTGTAAAATTTGTAACATGCATGTCATCTGCTCCAGTAAGTTTAAATCCAAGCATTTTATATCTCTTTTTATTGTTCTTAACTTTTGCTTTTACCCATGTTAATAAACTTGTTTTAAATGTATCATCATTTGTTGCTATCCAGCAATTACGTGGAATTTTACCCCCTATTATTACTAATTTATCTTCTATTTTTTCTTCTTCTCCAATTTTAAATACATAAAGCTTTAAAGGTATTCCTTCAAGGGCATCTTTTACATATAAAACATTTTCAGCTGTGAATTTCGCTTGTTCCTCACTTCCGAAATCTTCTATTGTTTTATAGTACTTTTTAGGATCTCCCTCAGTACTATCTTTTAAAATTAGTACAGCTATCCCTCTTTCCCCTCTTTGAATAGCAGTTACCCCTAAACCTTTAAATACAATATCTAAAACTGGCATTGTATTAGTAGTTGACATATTACTCAATACCTCCTATTTTTATATTTAATTCTTCTATCATTTCATGTTCTTTCTCTGGATAATCTTCAAATATATACATATCAAAATTAAACAGTAATGTTTTATCAACTATATTCATTTGTACCTCTTGAGCCTCTGTGAATAATCCCTCATCCAATTCAATAGTATTATTATCACTAAAAAGTTCAATTAATTTATCTTGAATAGTTAATAAATCTTCGATATAATCATCTTCATCTAGTGGAAAATATACAATTCTTACAGTCAAATTTGTCTCTCTAAATTTTTTCATATAATCAGAAGCTTTCACATTATCAAAGTAGATATAAATACATTTTCTTTCATACCCTTCATCAATATTTTTAGTTTCAATATTAGTATCTGGCATAGCTTCACTTATTTTCTCTTGTAATTTAACTAATATTTTTCTAAAAGTCAGCATATCATTCTCCTAAAAACCATTTTTTTTACATATTTCTTCAATAAATTTCTCTGTGTTCTCTTCAAATTCCTTTTCAAACTCCTTTTTTGCAGTATCAAAAACATATTTTCCAGTAACAAACCCCCTTGATTTTCCAGATTTATCTACTATTTTATGTCCATATTCAATTAAATGTGCATGTGCAGCAGCCGAATAAACTCTATTTGCATAAGCTCCCTGATACTCATAAACTTTTCCATTCTTTATTCCTTTAATATAGTTGCCTGTTTTTTTATTCATCTTCCTTTTGGCTACTTCAATTGTTTTTTTTTGTAATTTTTTTCCTTGTTGTTTAAGAAATGTTTTTCCCGCTGCTCCTTTTAATGCTCCTGCTAGTCCTTCAATGCTAGTTATTAAATCATCATAATCATTTGCCATAATTTACTCCTTTTTCAAGTTTGCAAATACTTCAATATATCCTTTATTATCATAATTTGGAATAATGTATTCTATATTGAATTTTTGTTCCTTAAACATTATAAAATCAGTTTCTGTTATGTCTGTTTTTCTCATTATAATTTTAAAAGCTGCATTAACATACTGTGTATCTGCCTGTCCATTTTGTACTCTTGCAGAGAGTGGAATAACATCTGCCCATACTTTTTTTAAAGGAAAAGATGTTTTTTTATTTCCTATATCCGTTTTTACCTTTCCAACTCTAAAAATTTCTATTCTATTCTTTAATCTACTTGCTAAAACTTTATTATTTGCCATTTAAACCACTTCTGTCTTTAATCGAGTGTAAATACAACTCAAAGCGTTATTAGGTTTAAATTCAGTATCATTAGAGCTTCTATTTTCGTATCTATCAGCTAGTATCAACATTTGTGCTAAAATATATGTATTAGAATTCCCATTTTCTTCATCAAATTTAACTCCTGTAGAATCTTCTATTTCTTCCTTACTATAATCAATCAGTAAACTGATGAGAGTATCATCTTCATCAGAATCAACTCTCAAATATTGTTTTGCCTCCTCTAAAGTTAATACTCTCATTTTATCCCTCTCTTATGTTGTTGGTGCTGATGCAGTATCTACTTGTAAAAATCTTACAGCATCAGTATCAAACTTTTGTATATCTAGTCTTAAAGTACCTCTTACTTTAGTAAGATCATTTTCAAATGCTCCAGCTCCTACATCTGTTGATTTTAATGTCATTAACTGTCTGTCAAATAATACAATTGCTTCTTTTAAGTCTCCAATAATAATAGGGGCTTTAGTTGTATCATTTTTTAATATCTTATTTGGATAAACTTCTACTGTTCTGCCAGCTATCATTTTCTTAGTTGGATTTGTAGGATCTTTTTCTAGTAAGTAGTTTCCATCTGAATCTTTCAATTTATCTAACCAGTTAAATCCTGTTTGATTAGTAACAACTACAGATCTTTCAGATATTGCAGGATCTAACTCCTCATTCAAAGCATCTTTTATACCATCTATTCCAGTTATAGCTTTTTTAGTTAATGTATTTAAAAGAGCCACAATTAAACTATTTTCTGTTGCTATCTCTTTTTTAGCAAACCACTTATTTATATACGCTTGTAAATTTGCAGTATTATCTTGTAATAAGGTATTAGGTATTGGAAGTATTCCGCCATATTTTTTAATAGAATAAGCAATAGGAAGCCACTTAGGACTAGCTAAATCTTTTATTTTTCCACTTTCTGTAACTTCTTCAAATGGAGTATTTTCTGCATCTTGTTCAATAACTCTTGTACCTGTTAAAGTGGTAACACTTTCAGTAGATACTAAACTTCTCAATGACTTATATTGTCTTTTTAACTCAATGATAGCAGTTCTCTGGTCTTTTGGAATTAATAAACCTCCATCTGCATCTGTAGTAGATGATAAAGCATTTTGTATTATCACTTTATCTTCTAAACTTCCTTTGTTTTTTAAAACATTATAAAAAGCATTTTCGTAAGCTTGCGAATTTATCCCATTTTCTACTGTAGCTGCTGATAATGGCTTTCCTGCTCTAGCTGAATTTTCTATTTCTTCATTTTTCAAAGCTAAATCTAGTTTTGCCTGCAACCCATCAATCTCTGAATTTGCTGCATTTATTTCTTCTATTGTTGCATCATTTTTATTTAATAATAGTGTTGCTTTGTCTTGTGCTGCCTTTAATTGTTGTTTTATTGTATCTGATAGTTTCATTTAGTTACCTCCAAGTTTTAATTTAAGTTTTAATTTTTCTTTTTCAAAATTGACAATCTTACTTTTATCTTGTTCATTTTCAATTTTTGTATTATGAATTTTATTTTTTAGTTGTTCAGGTACATTATGCTTATTAAAATACTCTTCATCTATACAAGCCGCTGTTTCAGATGCTTCTCCTACAGTAATATTAAAATATTTAACTGCCTCTGTTCCTGTCAACCAAGTTTCTTTATCCATCAAATTTATAAAAGTTTCTTTTTCTATACCTTCATTTTCTGCTTTTTTCTCCATATAGATATCTGCAATTGTACTATCTGTTTTTTCCAATAATTCTATTGCAGAATGCATATCATTTATATTTCCAAAAGCAATAGTCATAGCTCTATGAATCATCAAATAAGCATTTTCAGGTACTATAATAGTATCTCCTGCCATTGCTATAAATGATGCTGCACTTGCTGCTAATCCATCAACATAAACAGTTTTTACTCCTGAATATCTTTTCAGCATATTGTATATTGCTATCCCAGCAAAAACACTCCCTCCCCCTGAATTTATATAGATATCCAGTTCTTTTCCATTCGCTTCATCAAGCAAATCCTTTATTTCTTTAGGAGTAACATCACTATCAGCCCATTTATCACTTTCAATATCTCCATAGATTAATAATTCTGCCTTTGTCTCACTTTTATTTTTTAACTCAAAATAACCAGCATTTTTTCCTTTATTTTGTAATTGAATTTTTATTTGTTTCACCTCCTTTATTGTATTGATCTCCTGCTTTTTCAAGAGTTATAGCATTGCCATTACCAATTAACTTATCACCTCCTTCAACATAAGGAAGATTCAACTCTTCTCTTACTTCATTAGGTGTCATTACAAAGTTTTGTATGAATGTAGAGTATACAGATGCTTTCGTTTGGTTATCCATTTTAAATAGAGTATTTTCATTTATTGCCAGTCTGTAGCCTTTTTCCAATTCAACATATCCTAATAACTTGTATGTCAGCTCCTGTTCATAACTTAAAAACATAGGTTGTAAAGTGTTTACATAAAAATCAAGTTGCTGACTCTCTGAATTGCTATAAGATGATTTAGTATAATCATTAATAATATTGGGTTTTATTCCAAAGGCTGCTGCTATCTGCAAGGCACTATTTTTATTATTTTCAAAAAATTGTGCATCTGCTAGTTTCATATCCAATAACTGTGCTTGCATACCAAGTGGCAAGGGAATAAAAGCTCCAGAGGTTTTAGATTTAGCAAATTCTTCTATATCCTTAACTAAAGCCATAGCTTTTTCTTTTTTCAGCTCTCCTGCATAATGAATAATTACTTTACTTCCTAGAGTTCCACTGTTATATATCTTTTTTAAAAACTTCAATGAACTTTTTTGAATGTTCATTTGACTTCTGATAATATCTCGAACTGCTAGTCCTGCCAGTCCATCCCAAGACATATGTGTTTTAAAATGTAAAATATCCTCTTTTGAAAAAGAATATCTCATAGATGTTTTTTGATCTGTCCATACATACCAAATATTATTTTCTTTTCCAAAATATCCCTTATCATCAAGCCATATTTCAACATCTTGACTAGGAAGTTGCCAAAGATATTTGACTGTTCCTGCTCTGTCTCTCTCAATATAGACATATGAGTTCCCATAATGATTTCTACTTAGTTCTAGTGTTTGCCAAAATGTTATAGCTGTCATATATGGATTTGGTCGCATATTTAAAATAATATCCAGCTTATTATCAAAAATTTTTTCTTTTCCCTTTTTCTCTGTAATAATTCTTTTTTCCCACTGCATTTTACCAAGTGATTCTGCTAAATGTTTTAGACATATAAAGTAAATGGTTTCTGATATATCCTGCTGTATCTCCAAATTCTCTTCTTTTATACCAAGTTCCTTTAAATATTCTCCTAACTCTGTCAGATTAAGTGGTGAGCCTCCTTTCAATTGCTTAATACTATTCCAGATTTTCTTTAATTTCATATCTCACCTCTCTCTTTATAGATACTACTGACTTTATCTAAGTATTCATCCATGTCAAATGTAAATTCATGATATTGTGCTAATTTATAGCAGCATAAAGTTGCATCCACAGGGTCAATTCTCTGTTTTGTCATATCTTTATCAATTTTTATCAATCCATTTGTTTGTCTGACTACTGCATTTTTTATTGCATATGTAAGCACTGGATTAGGTAAATAAATAATATTTCCACTATATACCTGTTCTCTAAATCCTGCTGTAGCCTCATTTAAAGATTTATATGATTGGTATACTTCTATACATTCATAGCCTTTATTAGATAAATCCATCATCAATTTAGAAGCATTAGCTGGATCAAAACATAATGATTTTATATTCCATTCCTGCTCTTCACAAAAATCTATAACATATCTCATTACAGCTTCCTGATCTACTATTGGAGTATTGGTAATTGTCACATATCCTCGCTGTACCCAGCTATCATATGGAACTTTATCAACCATTATTCTTTCTCTTAATTTTTCTTCATTTGGTATAAAAGAATGGCTGTACAATACATACTTAGGAACTTCATTATCCATAACAGGTAATATAAATGACACTGATGTAAGGTCAATTTTTGCTGACATATCAAATCCTACATACACATCAGCTCCTTTTAAATCATAAGGAATTTCTTTTACTTCACAGGCTTCCCACTTATTAATATCCATATATCCATTTACCTTAGCTTGCAACCATAGATTTAGACACTTAGTTTTAAAAGACACCATTTTTTCAGGAATATCTTTTGCCACTTTAAAATCTGATGCAAGTTTATCCAGTCCTTCTTGGTAATATGCTCTGATAGGATTTGCTTTTCTCCATGTATCAATACTTGAGATATCATCTTCTTCATCTGCTTCACAAATATCTATAAAATATTCATCATTAACTGTATCAGAATGAGGATTTAAAACATTTGAGCAATATTTATATTCCTGCACATAACAAGGAACATTCAAGTCCATTCCTGCTGTTGTTATGATAAATAGTAAGGGTTCTTTTGAATTGCTTCCTAAACCAAGATCATAGAACTCTGTAGTAGTGTGCTGGTGATATTCATCTAATACTAAGACAGCAGGATTAGTTCCATCTCCATTTTTTCCATCTTGCTTACTTAATGGAGTGAGAAAAGAATTAGTTTTAACATGAACTATCTTATCTCTTGTCAATTTGAATTTAGTTGATAATATACTTCCACGAAGCATATTTTGAGCTTCATTGAAAAGGAGTTTTGATTGTTCTCTTTTAGTTCCTGCACAGAATGTTTCAGCAATTTCATTATTTTTAGTAGCAACTACAGAGATTTCATATAAAAGGCTTCCTGCCTGCATCTGTGTTTTTGCATTTTTTCTAGCTACTTCAACAAATGCTTTTTTAAATCTTCTAACTCCTTTTTTATCTTCCCAACCATAAATTTGACATAAAATGAATTTTTGCCATGCTGTAAGATTGATAGGCTGCCCTGCTAATACTCCTTTTGAATGTTTCAAATAAGTAAACCAAGTTATTATATTTTGAGCTTTTTCTTCATTCCAGACATATCTCCATTCATTTCTCTCTATATCATCTAAAAATCTTTCACAAGCCCATTTATGCTTCTCTCCACTTACTATATTTCCACTTATACAATCTATTGCATATTCAATTAATTCATTCTTAATAGTCATATTAAATATCTCCAAATTCATTCTTTACATTATTTTTATCTATTTGTGTATCTCCAAACATCAGTTTCAGTTTTCCTTCTGCTGTTAATCCTAATAAAGAAGCATATTTTTTAACCTCATCAGAATACTTCAATTCCAATGTAATCAAGTTATTGATTTCTTTTCCTATTCTAAATTTCAATCCTACTTCTTTAGTTATCGCTGCATACTTTGCCAATGCATTGCAGTAAGCTCCTAGATTGTTATAATCAAGATTATTGAATGTTGGACTTTCTTGTAATTCTTTGACAAGTCTTTTCCATTCATTAATTGCATAGTCATTAATAAGCCATTCTGGAGCTTTCTTTAAATGTTCCTTTCCTATAAATTTCAACTTGGCTTCTTCTAATTCTTTTTGTTTTTGCTGTTCAGTTGTCAAATGCCCTTTTTGAGTTGAGAGAGGTTTCTTTGCTCCCATTTCTTCCCTCCTTTTTTATTTTTATTCAGAAAATTTTCTATTTAGAAATTTGTGAAAACTTTACTAAGGGATGCGGTCTTGGAACTACCTCCTAAAACTTTTTTATATCCCCCTACTCCTCCAAATATTTTTCTATATAGAGTCTTTTAAATTTCTTTAGCTGTTGTTGTACTTCTTTTATATCTTCAATGTTATATCTGTGATGAACTTCTCTATGTGCTTCATCAGATAGAGGAATAAGATTTTCTATATCGTATGCTTTGCTAGAATCAACATTGATTTCTGTTATATGATGTATCATAGTCGCTGGAACAGCTTTACCATATTTAAATAATGTGTATAAGCAGAGATTATCATATTTACTTAGGCATTCTTTTCTTATAAGTTCCCATTGTTTAGAATGATATATATCCTTGTTCTTTCTCTGATATTTATCATAGAATTTATCGCTTTCTTTTTTGACTTTAATATAACAACCATTTGGACACTGAGTTCCTACTGGATGTTTAGTTCTACATCTATTGCATATCTTATTAATTGCCACTATTCCTCCTTCAAATAATCTTCAGCTTCTTTCTTTTTGAACTCTAAGTCTATCCTCTTCATTTCAAGTTCTGCTTTCTTTAACTCAACATCAATTTTAATTTTTTCTATCTCTGCTTTTTCTTTATCTCCAAGTACATTCTCAATACTTCTTTTAAGTCCAAGCATTGTTTGTATTCGTGGTACTCTTGTTGATATAGCTGCTTCAAGCTTTCCATCTACAATCACTTCTTCTGCTCCATAAGCATCATCAATCAAATTTTGAATCTGATTAATTTCTCTACGAGCTGAATCATTTATTCTATCTTCAATTTCTTTTTTTCTTTTTTCTACTTCATCTGCATAGCACTCGTAAGCATGTGCAACTCTACTTCCTTTAATCCAAGCATCTCCTTTTAACTCACTTTTCTCTTTTCTTTTTTTCAAAGTGTTGTATGATACTTTATAGATAAAAGATAAGCTTTTTAAATCTTCACCATATTCATACCTCATACGGATTTCAAATTCTTTATTTTTTGTTAATGCTGCTATCTCTCTCACCTCCTCCTAAAAGATAAAAAAGATATAATATTGAAAAGATATAAAAACTATGTAATTAACTGTAGTGAATAGTCTAAGTATTTTTTAACTAAAAAAATTATTTTTAGAGCTGATTAATTCTGGCTTTAAATAGCTTCAAGAGGTGCCAGCTATATTAGTTTAGCTGGTAAAAAAAATTTGATTTATTAATTCCTGATATTTTTCATAATTTTTAATATTCATGTATTTTTTTAGCTGCTGTTCATACATTTTTCTATGTCTACTACTTATTTGCTTCTGACAAATTTCATATAAGAATTTCCAGTCAAATATCCATGAATTTTTCTTTAGATATTCAAATACACCTCTTTCCTCTTTTAAATGATCTGGTATATTTTTCCCAATTTTTTTAAGTTTATTTCTTTCCACTCTCTTTATTTTTTCATTTCTTCTGAAATTAATAAAATCATATATTAATTTATTTTTTATTCTTTCTATCTGCTTTGAAGGTTTTACTTTTAATTCATAATCAAGTGCTTCAAGAAATATTTGTCTTAAAAAATCATTAGTTAAGAATACTTTAAGACTATTATCCAATTTTATTTTTTCCATTATGTTTCTATAGTAATCTCTTCCAAAGAGTACCTCTATTCTCGTCAATTTTTGTTCAAGAAAAATATCTTGATTAGTGAATAATTCAAAACTTTTATCATAAATCTTAATGACTTTTCCAGTATTTTCTTTTCTGCTTTCAGGAAGCTTTGCATTAAAATATATAATTCTATCTCTTTTTATTTGTTCTGGTATGTCTGCATCTGTGGCACTATACATACCAAGAGCTTTTTGATGATTAGCTCTAATCAAGAGCAACATAACTTCTTGAAGATCTCTATAGTCTTTCTCAAATGTTATATTAATTTCAAGTTCTCTTATTTTCGCTTCTGTTAGATCTAATTCAATTCCTCCACTTTTAAGATCTAAAACAATTCTTTTTAAGCATTCATAAACTTCTTTAACACTTGAATTATAAATATTATGCTCTGCTTTAATTTTATTAGCATTAAATTCAAGTGTTGAAAAGCTATATACTTCACCAGTAGCCTTTAAATTATTAGAATAGACTAAATGAAAGCCCTTTTCTTTTATCTCAAATCTCTCAATATACTCTTGTTTATTTACTATTTCCTTCTTTTCCAGTTTTTCAAAGTTCAGTATCTTAAAGTTATTTATCATAATTCTATCTATCCCAATTACTTCAAGCCTACTAGAATCTATTATCATATCCACCTCCCTTTTTTAAGTCTTGCCAACCCCTATCCCAAAGCTTATCACTTTATCCATTTAAACTTAAAAAAGTTGATTATTTTTTGTTTTTGAGATTATATAATTCTCTAAATATGATAGATGCAGCCATTCCTATAATAACTCCTGTACTAAAAATAAATATTGTATTAACCATTTTTCACCTCCTGAAAATTTTTAGTCAATTTTTTACAAAAAATAAAAGGAGTTAAGATCTGCATCACTACAAACCTTAACTCCTCTATGAGTTCTATCGTAAATTTAATTTTATTTAATCTTTATAATAGCTTCTTCTTTACAATGGCTACACCTAACATGAAATTCACTTCCATTACTTACTATTGATGTTTTAGGTGCAAAATGTATCCAACCATCTTTTGAAGTCTCGTATAGAAATTGACCGCACTTTTTACATTTTTTTCTTGTCTCTTCCATTCTTGATTTCTCAATTATGATTGTCATATTTCAATATTAGCATACAAATGATTAAAAATCAATCATATTTTTTATGCATATTCCTCCTCATTCCTTGATATAGATATCTTAACATAAAAAAATATTTTTTGTAATAGCTTCTGATCAAAAAGTGTACTTCAAATAGTACATTTTTTTTATGTTACTCAAAAAAGTTTTATTTTAAATGCTACAAAATTATCTCTATAATATTTTTCAATCATTAATATTGTGATTTTTATATAGTAAGTATTAATTTTTGAAATCTCGTTATTATTGACATATTTATAAATTAAAGTTATAATTTTATTAGCAGTCTTTTTTATAGAGTGCTAATAAAAATAAAGGAGGAATATTATGAATTTTATAGATTTAAAAGAAGATTTAATAACTGATATGATTAATGAAGTAGATTCAGATCTTAAAGATGGAGCTTTATATTTTAGTCCAAGACTAAGTGAATTAGGGGAAAAAAAATATCCTGAAATACTAAAAAAGTCTTTAGAAAAACTGGATTTTAATTTATTTCTTTATCTTTTATCAGAGCCAGGAATTTTAAAAACACATGAGTTAAGAAAAGGAAAACCTGTAAAAGTTCCAAGTAATGCTCCCAATTTAATAGCTGAGGGGGAATTTAATAAGTTTTATATTAGAGCACTCTGCTTAAAAGCTATTAGAGAGGATAGAAAATTAAAAGTATACAGAGCTAAGGAGGTTTCTAGCCCTAGACCTGATTCAGAAGAAAAAATAGGTTTAATTGTTGATCCTACTGAGTTATTAAACGATTTAAGAGAAACAAAAGGAATTGATAGTCATTTAGGATTACCAAATGGCTATAATTCAGGACTTAGTGTTAAATTATATTAGCAAAAACCCCCTAGGTATTATATCTAGGGGGTTTAATTTGATATTTATATATAAAAATTTTCAATATTGTTCATAATCATATTTTTCTTTAGGAGTACATTTACAAAACTCTACCTTTCTCTGTAAACTTCGTCTATAATAATAATATTCCCATTCTAGACTTCTTAACTTATAATTATTTTCCTCATAATTTACATTCTTTTTAAAATATATTTCCCTTTTCTTTATTCTAATCTTAAAATTTTTATACATAAAATATTTTAAATAATTATATATCCAATTATCTAAAACCTTAAGCTGGTTTACATCAGTTATGTTTCCAAAATATCCTATCCAGCTTCTATAATCAACCATTTTACCACATTTTTCGCATATCTCATAGTATGCCCTATTTCCAAGAATTTTAAAATTTATCTTAGTGATTAATCTATTTTGAACATCTGCTACTTTTTTTTCTTTGTATTCTTTACTTTTTTTTATTTCTGAAAATATTTTTTTTATTTTAGTTTTGAATGCTTCTATATTTTCTTTTTTTACTCTAGTTTTATTTTTTTGAATTTCAAATCCTACATAATTAACCATTTTTTTATTTAAATTTATAATTTGGCTTTTTTCTCCTAAAGGATGTACTATTAAATTTTTAGATAATAGCTTTTCTTTGATTTCATTAAATATAGTTTCTATATTTTTTGAATTTTTTAATAAAACTAAAAAATCATCTGCATATCTTATATATTTTAAATCATATTTTTCATTTAAAGTTTTTATCATCCACAAATCAAAGTCATAAAGATAGATATTTGCCAGTAATCCTGAAAGTATTCCTCCCTGAGGAATTCCTTTTTCTCTTTTTTCCCTTTTTACTTTTACATTATGAAATAATTTATACTTGGGAAACATTTTTTTCCCTTTATATCTTGCTTTATTTAAATTTTCTGGAGTTATTCTATAAGAGTATATAAAATTCTTTAAAATACTTAATAATATTTTATTTTCTTTACAGAAAAAACTATATAAATCATCTATTAAAATTTTATGATCTATTGTATCAAAAAATTTACTCAAATCTATGTTTAATATATACATATATCCTTTCTCAATATACTTTTCTATTTTTCTTACAGCTGATGGAGCAGATTTTCCCTCTCTGTATGCAAAACTAATTTGATCCACCTTTTGAAATTTTTCTTCAGTATAATTTTTTATACTATCATATATTAATTGTTGAACCACAGTATCTTTTACATTAGCTATAGAAAGAATTCTTATTTTATCTTTTTTTTTAGCTTCTGAAACTGTTAGAGACTTATCTTTTGAAATTTCTATTTCTCTAAATGGTTTAAATAAATATTTTCTACTTTTAATTCTTTTCATAATTGGAGTAAAATTATTTTCATAATAAAAAATTTTATCATAAACTCTTATGCTTATCCCATCTTCACCCATTATTCTCTTATCTTTGTTTGGGATACATAAATAATCTCTTTTTTTATCTGCATATTCATCATATATTCTTTTTAAATTTTTTGTAGTTAAATTTTCTAATATTTTTTCATCCAAAGTCATAAAAAAAATCTATCCAAAATTATATGGATAGATCCGCCACCCCCTACTATATTTATGTAGTAAAATTATTAAGTTATATAATAACTATAAGCAACAAAGTGTGATATAATATGTATATAACAAATTTATTTCTGTTAATAAATAAATTATTGACAGAAGCAGAAGCTTAATATTTTTAAGGCACTTTACTCTAAAAAATAAGACTCAAACTTCAATATTATTGGTGGCTATATTTGAGTCTACACCACCCCCTATAATAAATAATTATTATTATAGTAAAAATCTAGAAGACAACAATCAAATGATTATTGTCTTTACAAGAGCAAACAATTCATATAGTTTGTAAAGAATCTTAATGATTAATACAATCTTAATTATCATGTTATCACTCCTTGTTGCTTCTGTCAATAATTTATTTATTAACAGAAACCAGAAGCTAAAACTCTTAATTTGGTTTTTTTAGAGCATTATTTAGTTGCGTTGCATTCCATATATTTGATGCAATCCTCCTATTAAATAGAATAGCTTTTTTATTGTATTTTGTCAAGAGTTTATCTTTTATTGAAATACAGAAAACATGCTAACTTTGAAAATAACTTGAACTAAAACAATAAATATGATATTATTTTAATTGTAAAAGCTAATAATTTTTACATCAGTCATATTTAATCAAAATATTGGAGAAGTTCTTGGAATGGCATTATTACCATTTGTGTTTTATATATTAAGAGGTGATAGTATGAATATTAAATTTATTCTTCAAGGTTTTTTTAATGGAAGGGCAGGATATGAAGGATTTCCTTATTAATTAATTGATTAGACAGTTGTAAAAAATGATAGAATCCACTACTGCTATATAGCAGCGCCTTTATCCTTCACCAAAATGATTATTATGCTCTCTTTTTTAGAGAGCTTTTTATTTAACTTATTTTCTTTATTATTTACAAAAATTATTCTTTCTTATTCAATAGATTTTTCAATTCTGTATTAGCTTTTTTATATAAATGTGTATAAGTCTCAAGTGTTGTCTGTACCTCTTCATGTCCTAATCTTTTTGAAATAGTTATTATATCTATTCTATTGTTAAAAAGAAAAGATGCATGAGAATGCCTCAAATCATGAAGTCTTATTTTTTTTACTCCTGCTCTTACAGCATATTCTTTCATATCATTTTCAAAAATATGTTTTGTATAAGGAAAAAGTCTATCTGTTTTTTTAGGTTTATAAAGTCTTTTCAAATATTTTTCTATTATTTCTAATAATTCATCTGAAATATCAACAGTTCTTTTTCCTTTTTCAGTTTTGGGAGCAGTTATCACATCCCTACTCCCTAACCTTTGGTAGCTTTTATTGACTACTATTTCTTTATTTTCAAAATCAATATCTTTTATGCTCAATGCCAATAATTCTCCTATTCTCAATCCTGTCCAAAATAATATTTGAAACGCTGTATAACTTGGTATTTTATGTTCTATTAAAGCTACAAATTTTTCAAATTCTTCTGGTGTCCAAATATTTTTTTCCCCAGCTCTTTTTTTGCCAATTGTTCCAGCTCTGTGACATGGATTTTCTTTCATACTATGAAATCTAACTGCATAATTAAATATGGCTGTCAGTTGATTACATATTGTTCTTATATAAGTCTGTGAATATGGATTATTATGTCTAGTAACTCCATTTAATAAAGTATTCTGCCATGACCTAACACGAACAGCAGTTATGCTTTCAAGAGTCATATCTTTAAAAAAAGGAAGTATCTTTTTTTCAATAATTTTCTTTTTAGTTAAAAGAGTATGTTCTCTTAATCTAGGCTGCATATCCTCAATATATAAATCATAAAGACTCTGAAAGGTCATTCCTAAATTAAAGGTTGATTTTAAAAGAAATTCTCTTTCATACTCTTGTGCATCTTTTTTTGTTTTAAAACCTCTTTTAGTAGTTTGCAACCTTTCACCTTTATAATTTGTATAATAAAATACAGCCTTCCAAGTTTTTGTTTTATCATCCTTGAATGCTGGCATCCATTTTGCCTCCTTCATCCAATCTATATCTTTCTAAGAAATATTTTTTATTTATTCTTCCTCTTATAGTTTCATATCCTTTTTCTTCTAATTCTGAATTTAATTTTCTAATAACTTTATATGCAATTTTCTTTCCTACTTGTAATGTTTCAGCTACTTCTTCAGCTTTAAGAAAGTCCATATTTATTCCTCCCTAATTCTTTTGTATATTTCATCAAATTTTTTCTTATAAACTTTGCCTTTTAAAACTATTTCCTCTTCTTCCTGCATCTCTGAATTTGCAATTTTTATAAATCTATATGCTGTACCTAATTTTAAATTATATATTTCAGCAATTTCATTAGCTGAAACATAATCATTCAGATCTATTTTTTCTAAATTTTTCAAGTAATTATCTAAAATTTTATTAATAGAAAAATCCTTAAATTTATAGTCAGTATGATTAAACATACCTATGTATTCTTCAAGTTTTATATTAAGCATATAAAGAGCTAAAAACATAACTTCATGATGTATTTTTAATGTTCCTGCTTCATACTTTCTACCTGCTATTTCAGATTTATCTATCCTCTCATAAAATTCACTTCTTTTTAATCCTGAATTTATTCTAAGAGTTTTTAATATATTTCCTAATATTTTGTCCTTAATTAATTCTTGATCCTTATTTTCAATTGTATCTTTTAGATATTTTTCCTTAAATACTCTTATAAAGCTTCTTTGACTAGCTTCATTTATCAAAATATTATCTAATTCATTATCAGAAAATAAAATATATTGTGGTCTACCTGTTTTTTTTACTCCAAGAGTAAAATTATTTTCTTTATTTTTTATGCTATATAGACTTAAGATTATTCCATAACTGGATACTGTATTATTTTTCCTTAATCCTAACTTTTCTACTTTCTCATAAAATTTATATTTTATATTGTTTTTCTCAAAAAAATATAATATTTTATCCATTTTTTCTCCAGTTATTCTTTTTATATTTTTCGCAACTTCCGAAAACAGAAACTTCTTTTTTATATTTTTCTGATAATTTATTTAAGCATATTAATGTATCATCACATTCTAATCCAATTAAATTACAATAATGGCAGCTATTACATGTACTAACTATTTTATAACTCATTTGCCACCTCTATGAGTTCATACATAGTATCAACTGGTCTTTTAGTGAATATACCAGCATAAACATCTATTTGAATAAATATTTTTTTCATTTAGGCTGCCTCCCTTACTATGTTTAATAATGCTTTTACTTCTTTCAGTGTAAGGTTAACATATTTCTGTCCTTCATAAACCATTTCATAAGGAGCAAAATAACTTGATTTTAATATCTCCCCACTCATTACTGTAACTTTTTTCCCTTTTATCTCAAAAATATATAAATAAGTGAACTCAAATTTTTGTTTTTTGGTATTATAACTTAGTATAAAATCTGATGATTGATAACCTGCAATATTTTCTATATGTTTTTTCATTTAATTCTCCTCAAAAATTTGTAAATTATTTTCATTTTCTTTAGCTTTTTCTTTTTGCTCAATCTCCTCTTGTAATTCTTTTAGAGATTTTATAAGTTCATTTATATTTTGTTTTTCTTTTACTAATTCTGTTAATGATGTAGCTGTAGATATTCTTTTTTTATAAAATTTATATGTCTTAACTATATGATTATTTACTTTTTTCGGAAGTTGCGATTTTGTATCTGTTGGCTTTGCTTCTTCTGATATAATTTCTTCCATATCTTCAACTTTTTTCAATTCAAGTTCTAATACCTTTTCTCTTAATTCTGTATCAAGTTGCTTTCTAGTTAAGTACTTTACAACTGGGATAGATAACCCAGATATGTAAAGAGCTTTATCAGGAGCTAGCATATAAAGCTCATACCTTTTAAGAAATTCAGATACTTTATCTTTATTAAGTCCAGCACATTTATACCACTCTGCAAATGTTCCTGACTCTTCATCTGTATCTTTAGTCCTAAATACAGTTTTTATTTCATATAAAGACTTACAGATATTATATAAAGAATCTGAATAATTTTTAGCATTACTAAATATAATTTGTTCTCTCTTACTAACATACTCTTGATCTGCTTTGTTGATTCCATATTTTTCAAAGTCAAATGAGCTTTTATATTCATTTTCTCGTTTTTTTTCTAACATAGTTTCTTTTATTCCAGCAAAAGCATCTAATTCTATGTTCATTTAAGCACCTCCACTATTTTAATAAATATATCTCTAAAAGTTTGTGATGTATTTTTAGAGATATCAAATAATGTTTTTCCTTCTTCAATCAATCTTGATATTACAGCCGATTGACTAATAGGACATGATATATAGATACTTTCATTTTCAAAAGTTTGAACTAACTTATTGTAGTATTCCTTTTCTAATTTACATCTTGTTGTTCTATTAGGCACTATTGCTTTAACTTTTTCAAGTTCAGTATTTTTTAACATATTTGCTATACTCCTAGTTGTAACATCATCTAAAAACGTAGGTATTACAATCTGATCAGCAACTTGTAAAAATACATCATCAAGATTCAAAACAGGAGTTGCATCAATAAAAATATAATCAAATCTTTCTCTAAGACTTTCAATAAAGATTTTAAAATTTTCTACTTCATCAGGATTAATATTTATTGCAGTAAGAGGTATATAATAAAGATTTTCTCTAAGTTTTTCTACATCTCCTTCACCTGTTTTTATCCATTGTTCTAGCCCTTTGCTAAAAGATTTTTTTATTCCTGCAAAATGTGGAATATTATTTTGATTGTCTGATGTAATAATAATAACTCTTTTACCAAATAATTTAGCCAGAGCATGTGCTAATTGTAATGTTATCCAGCTCTTGCCTACTCCACCTTTATTGGCTTTTACTAAAATCACCTTTCCCACAATTGCAATAGTTTTATCTATAAGTGTTATTTTTGGCTTTGTCATCTTTCCTCCCATATTTTAAGATTTATTTTCTAATATTTCATATAGTCTTTTGGATCAGGAATAGGGAAGTTTTTATTAATCTGATATCTTTGCAAATCAAAAAACAATTTTCCATAATTTTTAACTTCAATATATTTTTCATGTTCCAAAGTTAATTCCTTGCATTTTTTACAAATGATACCCCACCATTCTAAAGGCATTTCTATTTTTATAGTATTCATTGTCATCACTCCAATTGTTTAAATTTTTCAATATATCTATTTGTTAAAGAACTCTCATATCTAGAAATAGAATTTTTAAATTCTTGAAAAGCAAAATTAAAATTATCACAAGTTTTAACCATAGCTGAATAATGATTAAATTTAGCTTTTATTTTATTCTCTTCATTTACTTTAGCAGTTCTTTTTTCTTCCTCAGCTATAAATACCCATTCTTGTTTTAAAGCTTTATATAAGATTGCATTAAATTCTTTCCCCTTACCAGATTTAATTTCATTTTCTGTAAGATGATAAAGCTTAGTGAAATCTTCTTCTGAAATATCAGGAGTGAGTTTTTTTATATTATTGATTGTTGGAATATTTAAAAGAGGATATTTATCTTTTGTTAAAAAGCAAAAAGAATTTTCACTACTTCTAGTAGTAGTAGTTTTATTATTAGTTTTATATAATAGTTTAATAGAGTCGAAAGTTTCGACTGGTTTCGAGTCGACGTTTTCGACCACTTTTCCAGAAGTTTTCGACTGGTCGAAAGTTTCGACTGGTTGGTTAAAAGTTAAATCTAATACTTCAAATTCAATATCTTCAATAGGTCTATCCTTAACTTTCCCTATATAGAAGATATCAGCTTTTCCTAAACCTGTATCCTTGATTTCCAGCAGTCCATTTTCCTCAAGTTCCTTTTTACATGTAATTATGGTATCTTTGCTTTTGTTTAAAATAAGTGCTAATTTTTCAAGAGAAAATTTTACATACACTCTTTTAAATTCATCCCACCATCCATTTTCCAATGATCTACTTAATTGATTACAGAGCAGAGAATATAAAATTTTAGAGGTATCACTTAAATTATCTTTTATTGTAATAACTTCCCTTTTTTCCCCTTTGATTATTTTTATTTTTTTAATTTTTTTCTGATAGTGTTGATTGTTGAAAAGGCTTTTATTCAATTGATAAAATCCTTTGCCATCAATATCAGATATAGTTATATATTCCATATTTGCTCCTCTCAATAATTTAAAATATAAGGTGATCTAAATAAAAATATTCTTGTTCTCTAGAATAATTTTTTCTATGATAAGGAAATAAAGACTCCTTACATACAGTTTTTCCATTACTTAAATGCAAAGTTTTAGATGTTTCTGAAATAATCTTTAAAAATTCAAGTTCTTTTATAGTTTGATATTTTTCATCAAAAAGTATTCTTACTATAGTTGGTGGTGTATTAGCAATCAGCATATAGCATCACACTTCTTTTTACTACCAAGATATTTTTCTAATGCTTCTATCAAATACATATCTTTACCAAAAATTTTAATCATTTCCATAATCATTTGAGTAGTCATAAAATTTTCCTCCATTCTTATTTTTAGTTTCTCCCTATATTATTTGCTAGCAACTTTTTTCTAAAAAAATTCATTTTTTAAAATGTATTATATACGCTTAAAAGAAGTAAAATACATCTTAATAATGTTATACACGTTTTAAAAACTAATGTCAAGTATAATATTCGCTTTAAACGTTTTTTATACTTTGAAACTAATAAAAAATATAGTATAATAACATCATAATAAGAAAAGAGAGGAGAAAATAAAATGATAAAGTTTAAAATCCATTCTTTAATGGGTAATACAAGAATGAGTCAAAAACAGTTGTCAGAAACTACTGGAATACATCCATCTGTAATAGCAAAATATTATCATGATACTATTGTAAGGATAAATAGAGAGCATTTAGATGAATTTTGCAAAATATTTAATTGCAATATTTCTGATTTAATTGAGTATATACCTGATGATGACTCAAACACTACTGATTAATCTACTCAAGAGAGCATCCTAGAAGATGATTGGGGAATCATTTTTGAGATTCTAGGACACTCTATTCAGTAGATTTTTTTATAAAGAGGAGGCAACTATGGAAATAACTATGGGCACTGATATTATTAATACTTTTACACTTTTGTTACCAGGTCTTGGTATTTATTGTTTTTTTATGACTTTTTTAAATGATAATATTGAAGAATTAAAAAAAAATTTTAATCTTAAAAATGCAGTATTTTTTATTGGCATTTTTTCTTTTTTATCTTATCTTTTAGTTATTGCTATTTATTATGTTATCTTTATGTTTGTATTTTTAAAAGAAAATGAAACTATAAATTTAATTTTATTTGTTATGAATATAACTTTTCCTATTTGTATGTATTGTTATTATATTAAAAAAGGGAAAAAGATATCTGATAAAAATTTTGCAATATGCATGTTATTAATAATATTTTTTTATTTAAGCAGCTTTAGAAAATATGATTTAAAATTTTTTTCTCCCAATAAAACACCAATTTTAAATTCTCCTTTAAATACAGATATCGGATATATCATTTTTGCTACTTCTATAGGATTGTGTATTGCAATTATCATTTGTCTCTTTTTTAAGAAAGAGATTAATGCCTTAAAAAGAAAAAGCAATATTATAATATAAATTTTATTGTAAAATATAGATTTCAAAAGCTTCATTTTTGAGGTTATTCCAGTAACCTCTTTTTTATTTATCAACATTTTTATTCACTATTTTTTCTATTTCAACTTTTGTTGTAAGAGTTTGAACACTATTTCCACAGATGCTGCATTTATAATATCTAATTCTTCTTCCTTTTTTTAGTTTACTGCAATATGCTCTCATTTTATTGGAACATTCAGGACATCTAACCATTTTTAGCCATTCTTTCAAGAATAATCCTTGCTTCTATTTCAGAATTTTTATTTTTCAACTCTTCTCTGCAATCTTCTGTGTAGTTTATTAAATAACACCTTGTATTATCATCTATTTTTTCATATTCAAGTTCTTGTTTTAGTACTTCATCTATGCTTTTATTAAATTGATTTGTGAAATTTATCTGTTTTTCTAAAAGATTTTTAATCATATTTTTTAAAGTAATATCCATATCACATATAGAACTGTCACAATTTTTTATTATTATTTCCAAACCTTTTATAAAACTCTTTTGCATTTCCTTATTCCAGCTAATAATATTATGTAATTTTTCTCTTCTTCTATCATCAAGTTCGTCTATAACCTCTACATTTCTAAGAGCTTCTCCTATTGTCATCACGTGAACTTGTAAATTCATACTTCTTTCTAGTTCCTGTGATGGTATACTAGAGTTTTTCATTTCTTGACTCCTCCTTAAATTCTTTTATAAGCAGTTCTACTTTTAAGACTAATTCTTTTACTGTTTCAATTCTTTCTTTATTTGATTTTATTACTTCATCTACAAAATTTGCTGTTAATTTAAGATAATGACGATTTAATATAACAGTAGAAATATTAAATATTAAAATTATTATTGAAAAAAATGTTCTAAAATTTTTATTTATCACTTTATATTTCCTTTCTTAATCTTTTCTTGACTGTTTGCAGTTGTTAGTCTCAAATTTCACCTATATAATTTTTCTTTACCCCTCATATTGATAAATACAACTTTAGAAAAAAATGTTATTTTATATATAGTGAGATAAAATTTTTTTAATTTCTTCCAAAATTTTTAAATCATCATTTTCTAATTTTCTGTAAAGAGTTCTTCTTGAAATTTTTAATTGAACAGCTAACCAACTCATAGTTTTATTGATATCTAAAAGTTTTTTTCTTATTTCAGTCCTTTCCATTCTATATTCCTCCTTTTTGAATAGTCACATTTGTGATTATAAAAGTTATACCACACGAGTCACAAAAAAGCAAGAGATAATTAAAAATAATTGTCACATAAGTGACAAAAAAATGATAAAATTTAAATAGGTGATTAACATGAACGAAAAAGAAATGAATAATGTCGTAAAATTTTTAAGAGAAGAAAGAGATAAAAGAAAAATAAGTCAAGGGCAACTTTCTTATAAAAGTGGCATAAGTGTTTCTATTATTTCTAAAATAGAGCAAGGACTGCGAAACCCTACTGTTAATACTGTTTTGTCTATGGGAAAAGCTTTAGGAATTGATACTATGTTACTATTAGAAAAAATGAATGTTGTCACAAAAAATGAAATAGATCTGCATGTTCAAGAAAAGGTAGCTGAAAAATTGAGGGAAAACCTTGAATACATTCAAGAGCAAAATGAAGATACTAAAATTATTCCAATATATAATTCTGCATCAGCAGGAGTGGGTAGAATAGCTGATAGTATTCCTGATGACTATTTATCACTTCCTATGAAATGTATTGAAAATACTGTTGGCATAAAAATAGATGGAGACTCTATGTATCCAACAATTACAGATGGAGCTATAGTAATTTTAAAGAAAGATACAGAGGTTTATAATGGGGAAATAGGTGTTTTTTTACTTAATGATGAAGCTTATGTCAAAAGAATTACCAGAAAAGATGATTTCATATTTTTATACTCTGACAATATGATTTATCAGCCTATAATAGTAACTCAAAAAGATAATTTTATTATTTGTGGAAAAGTTATTAAAACAATAAATAAACTTTAACATCAAAAAATAATTTATTTATATTTTAAGAAACTCTCTTGAATAAAGAGTGTTTTATTTTAGAGAATTTTTAAAAAGAATTAAATAAAGAGAGAATTGAAAATGGTAAAAATAAAGCACATTTTTATATTGTTAATCTTAACAATTTTATTTTATGTGTATAATAATAACAAGCTATACAGGAAAAGAAATGTAACTATTTCTATTATAAATATAGATGGAAAGAAAAACTTTTCAATAATAGTTAATGAAAAGTATACATTTGAAAAGCATAAATTTACTTTAAATAAAAAATACAATAGGAGATGATCAAATGAGAAGTGGAATTATTATTAATGACAATTTAATAGAAGAATTAGTTGGTGAAAAGAATATTCCAGTTAATCTATCAAGAAATCTATTGAAGAAAAACATAGATAATATTATTAGTGAAGGTATAGACAAATTTATAAAAAATGGAGAAATAAATGTTGATTTACTTTCTGATGAAATATTTCCAGCAAGTGAAGAATATGATTTTTTTATATCACATTCCCATGCTGATATAGAAATTATAAAAAAATTAGCTGAATACTTAAAAAATTTAGGTTTTAAAGTCTTTGTAGACAGTGAAATATGGGGTTCTGTCTATAAATTATTACAAAAATTTGATAATAAAATTTGTTTGCATGAAAATGGGGAAACTTATGATTATTATAAAAGAAATAATACAACTTCAAATATTTTTTTAATATTATCTATAGCTTTAGGAAAAGTTATTAGAAATAGTAATTATTTTATGTTTGTAAAATCAAATTCTTCTCATAAAAAAATTGATAATACAGAATGTACCTATTCACCATGGTTGTCCCAAGAAATAAATTATTTCAATTTTATTGTTCCAAATAATAATAATATATATGAGGAAATAACGAAAAAAATAGCTTGTGAAAGCTTAGATGAATCTTATAATTGGAGAAGAGAATTAAATATTGATCTAGATTATTGTTCAACTTTAAAAATTAAAGATTTTGAAGAAATAGAATCAAAAAATAATAAGAAGGAAAAAGAAAAAACTATAGATAAACTTTTGAAAGAAAATTTTGAAAATAGAGTTTTTTACATACAAAATCCCATCCCTTATTAA